CTGCATTAAAAATCTGCACATTGGCATTTTGCGGTGTTGGGTAGTTTATTGGGTAACTCATTTTTTCCTCACCAACTTGCGATTAAAACCATACCGGGGCCGCCTTTTGTCCCTGCTGTTACGCCACCGCCACAACCAATACCTCCATCACCGCTGTCATTCCCACCTGCTCCAACAATAATTGGTTGCAACATAAAAAACCCACCACTAGGGGACGGTATTACATAGCCATAATTTGTGGTAAGGGTTGAACCTCCACCTCCAGAACCACCGCTTAAAAATGTAGTAGTTGATGCGCTTTGGAAGCCACTTGCACCATCCTGACCAGCAATAGATTGATAAAAACCAGAAGCGGCAAAAGCGTTTGCGGCTGTGGCGCCGCCTGCAAGATTACTTGAAGACCCATTTGCAACAATTAAATTTGTTGGGTTGCCACTTCCATTTCTGTAAGCAATTACAGTTGCCGCACCACCACCACCAGGAGCAGTCATTCTGACAAGTAAACTATCTGGGACATTTTGAGCCGCACCATACCAAACAGTTACTGCGCCAGAGCCTCCGCTATTAGCGCCATTACCGGGTCCTCCACCTCCAATGCACATAATGTAAACATGACTCACGCCGGGCGGTTTGTTCCATGTGCGATTGTTGTTGGTTGCACTTGGTGCTGAACCATCACCATAGAAAATCTGCACATCAGCATTGCTGTTGCGGAACTGTTGTTGATTCTGGCGTACAAACATTGTTTACCCCTGTGTCGGAGTCTCCACGGGAACATACCAAGAAGGCGCAGAAACATTGTCGTTTACGCAGGTGTACTCGACATTTTCCTCGCCAATCTGTGTGCCGTCAGCCTTGAACACGCCCAAGTAGTTGCCATCAGCATCCAAATGGGCGAAGCCTTGTGTGTTGTCTGAGAACTGAATCTCAAACCATGAATCAGTATCCCGCCACATATTAGTAATCTCCAGCGATGGTCACAACAGAGTAACCAGTACCAGCAGAACCAGTGGATGTTCCAAAGGTCACATACAACAAGTAGTTGGGGTCAACAGCAATGTTTAACGGCAACTCAAACACGCTAGAAGCCGCAGTCTGCGAAACAGTCACAGCGGGGAGTGTGATTTCATCATACAGCCAAGTGTTGGTGGCGCTAGTCGTTGTGCTAGACGAAATAAACACACGGCAAACCGTCGCGGCGGGGGAACCGACAGGACGGAAACGAATTTTCTGGACATAAGAACCGTTTGCACCAGCGGTAAAGGCTTTGTACAAAGTTCCAGAACCATCTTGGGCTGTATTGGCTGTCGGGCCAACAACAAGACCAGAGTTGTTTGTTGCTACCGAGTCGGTTGCTCCAACAACTGAAAAAATTGGGGATGTATTTGCAGGCATGATTGCTCCTTAAGGGAAAATTGCATTGATTGAGATGGCACGAACGACACCAGTGTTGGTGCCAGAAGCGATGGTGATGTCACCACTACCAAGAACCGAGGTGCCGTTGATGGTCTTGATATTTGTGCCAGACACCAATGTTGCTTGAACAGCGACATCTCCAGATCCAACTAAGCTGGTGCTGTTTACAGTCTTGATGTTGGTTCCGCTAACCAGTGTTGCTTGTGTACCAGGGAAAGTCTGACCGCCAACAAATGTGATTGCACCCGTCATGGTGCCGCCACTTAGTGCCAAGAAGCTAGTACCAGACACATAGGCGGCCACCCATGCAGATCCTGTATAGACCTTCATGATGCCGCTGGAGCTGTTGAAATACAGCGCACCGGCAACTAGCGCGTTGCCATCATTGTCAAGCGAAGGATCGCTGGTTTTTGGCCCCAGATAGCGATCGTCAAAACTATCGAATGATGCTAATGTTTGATCGCGTGCGGCTTCGGCAGCGCTTTGAGCAGATATTGCATTGCTTGCAGCTGTACTGGCTGTGCTGGCACTTGATGCCGCATTGCTCGCCGATGTACTAGCTGAGCTTGCAGATGATGCAGCTGCAGATGCCGAACTTGCTGCATTGGATGCAGAAGTTGTGGCTGATGCAGCATCAACAAGCAGCGTCCACTTGGCGCTGTCTGCGTTGGTGTTGATTGGCTGTGAACCGCTAGATGTATGCTGTGTTACACATTGCCAGATGTTGTTGTTTGTGGTGTCCTTTACGATGTCTCGCACATAGTAAAGGGTGCCACTCGCCCAGTTGCCACGATTGGTGCCAAGCGTATCTGCAATTGCAGGATTTCCTTGTGCATCAAAACCAAGCGCTTTATTTGCTCGCACAGATGCGCGTGGCAAAATCATGTTAATGGTGGTTGGATCAGTCTGCGGTGCGCTTAATGCACGGCCAAGACCTTCTGAATTTTGCTGGGCAAAGATAGTCAGTTGATCCAGCTCATCGTTCACCGTGTTGGCGAAGAAGTCGCCGCCGGTCACAAAGTCGCTGGTACGCTGGATGGTGCGGTTGCCGACGATGGCAATTTGCGTGGCCCCGGTGGGCGCAGCCGTCAGCGTGATGCTGCCGGTGCCGTTGGCGTTGATGGTCACCGTGTAGTCGGTGGTCAGCGTCAGCAGGGTGTCATCACGGTAGACGGCGATGTCGGTGTTGGCGAGGATCTCGAAGGTGAAAGCATACGGGCCAGTGCCACTGGCCGCAAACACCACCCTTCTGGTCACATTACTGATTGGCACTGGCATGATTCAATCCTTCCTTTTGCTGATTGTACGAAGACATCAAGGTTTGTAATAGAGGCCGTTGGCCTTGCGAAGCTCCATCAGCTCGTCGATCTTGGCCTTGAGCGTGGGGTCTTCAGCGATGAGTTGTTTCTTGGCAACATCCATGAAGCGAGAGTGAACCCGCTGCACAGACTTCTGTTGGTCATCCAACGACATCAGGTCGAAGCCAGGCGTATTGATCACTTCCATGATCGCGTCCTTGGCTGGCAGCTCCTTGCCGTAGATGGTCAGCAGCCGGTTGTACTGGTATGCATCCATCTCGATCCCGTCGATCTTGCGCTCGGGCATGCCGACCGGCGAGCCAATCCGCACCAGGGCGTCATCCACCGCAGAGAACTGGCCAGGGCTGACTTTGGTAGGCAGCACTAGCTCGTAGGGTTTACCCCTAGACTGCAGGATCGGGTCGCCCCACAGGTTGAGTTGCTCGGGCAGGGCTTCGCTGGCGTATGGCAGGCGGCTGCGGTAGCGGTTGAAGGCTTCCACAAACCCGCGCACGCCCATGGGCAAGTCGGGGCTGGCGCGTGAATCGCGGGCTGCAGGATCCATCAGGCGCTCAATTCCGGCCACCAGGCTGTTGTAGGCACCCGCAGGTGAGCCGCCAATTACGAAGCCGCCAAACTGCTTGACCAGGCCATCCACGATTTTCTTGCCGTCCACCTGGCCCTGCTGGTTGGTGCCGATCAGCTTGGCCACCTCGGCGATGCCCTGCAGATAGGGCTGCTCCTTAAGGTACTCGTACAGGCCATAGGTCGCGCCCAGGAAAACCTCTTCGACTTTGCTGGCGTCGGGTTCGTGTTTGGCGTACTCGGCATAGTCCGAGGCGATGGCCATCAGCGCAGAGACCGGCTCCATACCCGCATAGCTGTAGTATGTGTCGCCGACCTTGACCGAGTATGGCTGCCACCCGTCGCGCATGAGCGCCTCGCGGTCTGCCTTGCGCTCGGGGCCGCGCCCGGTCAGGAAGCCCTCGGCAGACAGCGCTGCAAAGGTCGCCAACACCGAGCTGCCCAGCGTCACCTTGGCCAAGGCCATGTCGCGGTAAATGCCACCCTTGGCGATCTCCTCGCGCCACTGCGAAGACAGCGGGGCAAACGGGGTACGCTCGATCACCTGCAGGCCGATGTTGGCCGGGGTCTTGAAGAACGGCACCACCACCTTGAGGATCGGGTGGTTGAAGACCTGCTGCAGCGACTTGAGAGCTGGCGGCAGGTCAGCGGTGAATGTGCCCTTTTGTGCGTACAGCTGGGCCGCTTCGTCCAGATCCTTGGTCGGGTTGGCAAAGAGGCCCTCGACCTCGAGCGCAGCCTTGGCCATTGCGTCGGTCTCAGACAGGCCAGCCTCGACACCCTCGCGGTAGACCTGCTTGCCGCGCCGGGTGATCTGGGCGTTGAGCTCCATGCGGTAGAGCACGCCCTTGAAGAACTCGTCTTCGGTCATCAGCGCACGGCCAGGCACGGTGATCGCGGTGCCGTAGTAGCCCAGCGCCTTGCCCATCCAGGTATCAGGGGTCTGGCCGGTCATCGCCTGCAGGCTGGCTCCCAGGCTTTCCTGTGGCCCGCGCTGCAGCTCGATCTTGCTCATCAGGTCGCTGGGCTGGCCGGTCTGCCAGGCCTTGCTGGCCAGGGTGAAGCCTTCCACCAGACCATTGCGAAGCGACTGCACCATGGTCAGTGCCTCGTCATAGCCGACCTTATCTGCCTCGCTACCAGGCACCAGCGACTTCCAGCTGCGAATACCAGCGGGCAGAGTGTTGCTATAGAACGCAGCCACCAGCCGCTCGGGGATCTGGTACATGCCAAACAGCGAATTGGACACGATGTTCTTGGCGTGCGAAACAGGCGAAGCAAGCAGGCCGTTGATGAAGGTCGTAAACCAGATGTCCTTAATCCCAGACATCATCGATTTCTCGATCAGCTGGTTCTGGGCTGCGCGTGACTCCAACGTCAGATAAGACTTGGCCAGATCCTGCAGAGCAGCGTCGCCACCGTACTCGTCCAGCACCTGGCGCACGGCTGCAGCATTGCCTTCGCGGGGGATACGGAATACAGCCAGGGCACGGGCGGTCTCGGTCTGCATGCCCTTCACACCCTTCTGGATCAGGCCGTGAAAGGCGATCTGCTGGCGCAGGGCCAGCTTGTCCACATCGGTGGCTTGACCAGAGTTGACCAGCTTAAACAGCTTATCGAGCTCATTGGCCGAAGACTCCAGCACCTCCAGGGCTTTATAGGTTTCGACAGCGTTGGCCATCATGCGGCCATCGGTTCCAATCAGGCGAGAGAGAAAATTCTCACTGATGCCAGACTCAGCTGCCTTGGCCTTGATCTCGTCAAAGGTCACAGCCTTGGTCTGGATGTTGAGCGCGTCAGCTACGCCACCCACAATGGCAGCGGCGTCTTCGGTCTGGTAGCGCGACAAGTTGAACGGCTCTACGGGCACGCCAGCCTGAACCTCAGCAGCGGTAGGGCTGGGCTTGCCGATGTTTGGCGCTGCAGCCTGGCGGGCTTCTACGGCCTTGGTGACGGTCTCGGTGAGCTTCTGGTCGGCCTCGGGGATCAGCTTAAACCGACCGGCTTTGACGGCTTCGGGAAGCTCACCCTCGACAGCGCGGGCAGCATCGGGGATTAGGTTGCGCTCGGCCTTGGCTGCCTTCTTGGTGATTAGGTTGCGGATCGCTGCATCAGCCGGGCCAGCCACCTGGACGCTTTCCATGCTGGGGCTGCCAGGTTCTGCGGTGGGGTCTGCTGGGGCCTGCTCCTGCACATCGGCAGGCATCGGCTCCAAGGGCATCTCAGGCGGTTGGCCAATGGGGGTCGGCTGTGCAGGCAGGATGCTGCTTAGACGCTGGTCGAGAGAAGGGGTGGCCATCAGTTAGCTCCTGACTGCGGAGCTTGACGGCCCCGATTTACGCTTGACGAATTTGGGGTGGCAGGCTGGTTTCGTCCAGATCCGGGGGAGCTCCCTCCGGGTACGCCAGCCCCAGGTAGTTGTCCCTGGTCAGGGGTAGATTGAACTGCTTGAGAAGATCCAGGACGAAGTCCGGCCCGCTCCCACTCGGGGGCGTTGATACCGCCTGCTGCTCTGAAGACTTCATTGCGTGCCTCCTCGAGGGAGATTTTCCCTTTCCGATATTGTAGCCAGATATTGTCGATTTGCTCGACATTCTTGGCCTGACTCTTGAAGGTATCGGGGAACAAACCACGCACAGCTTCCCAGGTGATCGACTGCATCTCGCGGGGCAGGATGCCGCGCTCCTGAGCTGCACGGCGATATGCCTCGGCATACAGACCATAGGTGCCTTGCACGCCAGTGATCGAACTGTTCTTCGGCCCAACCTCACCCTTCACATTAGAACCAAAGTTGTGAAGAACCTCGCGGCTGTTGCCTGACAGTGGGCGTAATAGACCGGCTGCCACGGCATGGGTGTCAACGGTCACATGGCCAGCCGGGTCGCCTGGCGCATAGATGTTGTTGTAGAAGTTGCGAACCTTGTGCTGCTGGCCAAGGTTGCTGCTGATGTTCTCCAGGCTCGGGTTGTCCAGGATCACAATGGCCTTGCCGATCTCATTGAGCGAACCCCAGCCGGTCTTGGTCGGGGTGCCGTCCTGGTTCAAGCGGATGCCAGAGAAGTTGCCCTCGGGCGTGACGATCTGGTGCTCGCGTGGCAGGTATGCCTGGTCGTATGTACGCAGCCACATGGCCTTGAGACCAGGTTCGCTGATCTGCTCCAGCGTCTTGCCTTTGATGGCATCCAGCATGGGCGCGTATTTCGGATCAGACCAAATGACCTTGGCCATATTCGTCATCGCATCATCCCAGCGGTGTTGCTGCTTTCCGGTCATGATGTCGAGCACGCGCTGGCCCAAGCTAACATTCATGAACCAATCCTTCTGCGGCGACAGCACGGCCAGCACGCCAGAGATGGCCTGGTCTGGCATGTTGTAGTCCATCGTCCAGCGATCCACGATGCTACGGGCACCGTCGTACCAGAGCTTACTGCGCTGGCGCGTTTCCTCTGGCACCTGGTCGTACAGATACAGCAGATTGTTTTTCACCTCGGTGATGAAGTCTTCGGCCTGGCGCTCAGGGTTGCGTGCCTTGCTGGCGAAATTGGGGTATTGCTTGATTAGTCCAAGGTTATGAGCGAAGGCTTCTGGGTCTGTCTTGGATGCTTGCAGGTCAATCACCAGCTTGTTGGCGATGGGGTCTTCTGTAGCCTTCACGGCGGTCGGCAGCCGGGTGCTGACCACGGCAGGCCCAGGCGGCACAATGTTCATAGTCACCGGCGTGCCCAGCTTCTCCATGCTTTTGATAACCATCTCGCCAGCTGTAGGTGCCAGTTTCTTTGCAATTGTTCCAACAGTTTTACCGACTGGCACAATATTGGTGGCCACATCTGCAACAGCCAGCTTGGCATCGGGCTTGAGGTAAGTGGCTGTGCCGGTGCCACGGGTGAGCGATTGACCTGTGCCAGCTTGCTGCAGCGCCATCGGTGTACCCTGCCACTCAGGGCCGCCAGTTAGAACAGAGCGGGTGCCCTCCTTTGCGCTGCCAACAAACGGCATAAAGTCGGCCAGACTGACCTTGCCCAGTAGCGGAATATCGACCTGGCCCAGACTGTCTAAGAAGCGGCCAGCCTGCTCAAGACCAATGCCAGCTGTCTGTAGCGCCTTCTCAAAGGTGGTTTGCTCAATAGCTTTAATGCTGCCCTCTGGCAGGCCGCCACCAGCCTGGGCCACCTTCACCGGCTCGGCTGGCTGAAACTCAGCCTCTGCCTGCGGCTCCTCTGGGAATTGTGCTGCCGTGAGCGCCGACAGGAACTTGTCTTCGACCGGGCTGTAAGCCATCACTGCGCTCCTTCTGCCTGGTCGAGCAGGCGTTTGACTTGGTTGATTTCTTGCGGCTTGAGCTTGCCCGAGCGCTCAAGTGCGGGCAGCGTGTCACGGGTGATCTTGCCGCCTGCCTTCTTCTCCCAGACGGTCTCAAGCGAGCGCTGTGCTGCCTTGGCGGTCTCACTGTTGCGGCGCTGGGCCAGGCGATCCTCCAGCTGCAGCAGGGTCTGGCGCGGGGTGAGGATCTTGCCGTCGCGGATGGCCTCTGCCTGCAGCTGCTGGGCATCGGCGCGCAGGGCTTGCAGGCGCTGGAACTCCACGCCCTTGGGATCAATCACCACAGGTGAGCCGGGGATCACGGGGATGCCAGCCAACTTGGCCAGGCCGGTGTCCAACTCTCGGATGTCGCGGCGATCCTCGGTGGTCAGGGTCTTGAGCAGGCCGACCTTCTGCTTGGCGTTCAGCGCGGTGTTGCTATAAATCTGGTCGGGGCTGTTGATGGTGCCGTCGAAGATGCCGCGCAGTGCGTTGAACTCGGCCAGCTGGTTGCCTTCCTTGCTCGGCTCGAGCAGGTCTTTGAGTACCGACAGGGGAACGGCATCAGGGTTGCGCTGGGCAATGGCACCGATCTGCTGCGCCAGCTGCTTGCGCTGCGGGCTGGTCTCAGGCAGGGCCACGGCCTGCTCGTACAGAGGGATGAACTCGGCCACATCTTTGCGCTTGGTCTCTTGGCGCTGGCGCTCCTGCAGCGTGTTGCGCTCATTCATGGCCACCATGTAGTTGGCGATGACCTTGGCCTTGTCCTCGTAGGGCATGGCGCGGAAGACATCGGTCATCTTGCCGGCATCGCCGTAACGCAATTTGGCCAGGCCACTCTCGGGGTCTCGGCTGAACTCGTCGCCCACCACGAATGCGGTGGTGGCCCCGATCTTGGCCTGCTTGAATGCGGCCTCGAACTTGTCGCTGTACTGCTTCTGCAAGCCAGCATCTCCAAGCAACAGTGCGCTGGTATTGATGGTCTGGCGGTACATGTCGCCAAACTCGTCAATGCTGCGCTTCTGTTGAGTGCGCGGGTCAATCCAGAATCCCTGGCTGACAGCGGCCTCGAGCAGCCGGATGCTGTTGTCAAAGTCTTGGTCAAACTTGATGATCTGCTGCTGCTTGCGGCGCTTGATCTCGAACTCTGCAGCCTTGGCCAGCACCGTGTTGCCAGCAGTGGCGATGGTGGCGCGGAACTTCAGCGAAGCCTCTGGATCGACACCAGACAGGCTCTTGCTGTAGCCGTTCATCATGGCGTTGATCTCGTTTTGCACCTGCTCGGTGGTGACCTGGCCTTGCTCCACGCCGGTCAGCATCACGGTCAGCTTGTTGCGGGCCTCGGCCTCAAAGTTGCTGGATACCTCCAGGGCGCGGGCTTTCCGCACAGCCTGGTCAAACACATTGAGCGAGCCGCCAAGGTTGAGCGGCCTGGTGTCGCCGCGCTTGGCAGCCTCGAGCTGCTCGGGCGTCACCGGGTTGTCGGCTGCATACTGGTAGCCAGCCTCGACGGCGGCATTCTTGGCAATGCCAAACAGCTGGCCGCTCAGCCGATCCAGCGTCTGGGCGACCGTCTGCGCGTTGGCAGCGCCAGCTCGCAGCCCGACATAGTCCACCTGGGGCGGCGTGACCTGCGGCGTGACCGCACCGGGGATGCCGATGTTTTCCACTCGGCCAGGTTGGAGTAAGGGTAGATCTGCCATGGCTTATGAGGTGAATGGGTTGCGAACGGTTTTGGCGAACTCCAGCGTGCCTTGCGCCAGGGTCGCGCCAGAGAGCAGGCCGCCACTCTTGACTGCAAAATCCCCGGCCATACGCAGCTGGCGGGCCTGGGCTTCTGCACCTTGCATGGTCAGAGATGCTTGCTCCTCTGCAGCCAGGAACATCGCGGATGCGTCCTCGTATCCCAGCACACGGGCCGTCAGGGCGTTGAGGTCGCTGATGCCGACATCGCGGTAGGTGGCCGTCACATTGGCACGCTGGACATTTGCCGCAGACCCTTCGGCATAGGCGACACCGTTGGCAGCAGCTCGAGCACGCACAGCAGCGTTGGCCCGCTCCATGCCACGCAGCAGGGTGTTGCCCTGGATGGTGTAGTTGAGCGCCGTCATCTCGGCCTGCTTCAACTTACGGCCAGCCTGAATGGCCCCATATTTGCGATCTTGGTCGGTGCGGATCTGGGCCAGGCGCAGGGTGTCAATGGCCTGCACCTCATACAGTCCCTGCTGGTAGTAGGCCGCCGCCTTCTGGCGCTCGGCAGACGCATAGGACATGGCCAGTCCAGCATAGGGCGACACGGCGTTCACGCCTCCCTGCACAGCAGAGAAGATGTCGCCGCCGATCTTCATCACATCGCCCCAAATGCTGGTGTCTGGGCCGCCTGCCTGCATGCCGTCTACTTCAAAAGGATCTAGTGCCATCAGGTGCCTCCACTCACTGCGACCTTGTACTCAAGGCCAAGCAGCGTCATTTTGAGCGGCAGGCTCTGGCCAATCTCGATGGCCTGCTCGCGGGAATATCCCAACACACCATTGACCCGCTTCACACCAGTGAAGGTTGGCTCGGGGTCATCCAGCAGCGGGTTGTCAAAGCTGCGGAAGGGCACGGGGTTGTTGTTCAGTGCCATATGCTGGGTGTTGTCCACGAAGGCGTTGATCTCAACGATCCGCTTCTTGAAGCCCAGCCTGGTGCCTGTCTGCAGCCGAATCTCAACTGGCATGGTCTTGGCGTACACCGTAAACGGCAGGCCGACCTCGTAGCTGGTCACGCTCTCGCGGTCAAAGGTGACAGCGCCGCCAGCGCTCACGGTCTCGTTGCTTTGCGGCACACCGTCACAGATCACATTGAGCGACTTTCCGATGTGCGGCAGGCCAGACCCGACGCCACCGGCAGACCCACCAATGAAGGCGCAGTCTGTGTAGCGGTCATAGCTGAACAGCTCCACGAAGTAGCGGGCGGTGCCGTTGAAGGTGCGCTTGACCACGGTATAGATGTCGGTCACATCCACGCCAACATCAACAAACTGGCCATCGGTGATGAACTCTGACGGTGCCGTGATCTGCTGCGAGCGCATGATGCTGAAGACGGCCATGGTGCCGTCGCTGTCGTTTGACATCAGCAGCAGGTCGCCCTCGTCGGTGCTGGTGGCGCGGCGCAGTGCCATGCGCTTGGGCGACTTGAGCAGGTGCCCAGCCAGCAGCGAGATGCGCTGGGTCACATAGGTCAGCTGCGTGTCAGAGAACAGGAACTCGTTGAGCGACTTGCCCTGGCGCTGGATGTAGACCGTGCCACTTTCGAGCGACTGCACACGGGTGCCGGTCTTAGTGCCATTGCGGCTCACGGCCTTGAAAGTGAGCGACAGCGGCGTGATCGGGTCAGTGCCAGACTGAGGCACGAAGAACTCGCCACCCGTGGTGAACACCTGCAGGTCGCGCCCGCTGATCATGTCCACGATCACATTGAGCTGAGAGGTGTCGAGCGTTGCCTCGACCGCATCATCGTCCAGGGCCTCGGTCGGCACGAACTCAAAGAATAGGCCGATCTTGCTGCCCCAGATGGTGCTGGGCCGTGACTTGCTTCCGCCAAAGTACAGGCGGCCTTCGTGGAAGGTCACCGTGCGCGGCCAGCCTTTGCCAGAGCTCCACACATCCTCGTACCCGGTCTCGACCTCCCAGCTGCCCTGTGGGATGTTGGCGGTATTGAAGAACGGGTACTCGGTTACAGCGCGAACAGTGGTTCCGCTATCAACCGCGATGATCCTGGCTCGGCCCTGCGGCTGTGCGTTGATGTACTGGTTGACATGGCTCGAGTTGAAATAGCTGTTCTGCGATGTCAGCGTGATGTTCCCAGACACAGCGCTTGGCGTGATGTGGCCAACAGACGGAGTGGTGACGGTCAGCGTGAAGGCGTACTTCGGGATGCTGTCAAAGGTAATGGTGCTGATCGTCCAGCTCGCATCATTCGCACCGCGCACCAGCTTCACGGGCTGCAGGTCAGGGTGGACGATGATCATGGTGTCTGCCGACTGCGTCCAGCAGATCTCAGACAGCATGGCACCAGTGATGCTGGTGGTCGCATACGGGTTGCCGGAGGCGTTGATGTTGGTGATCTGCACGCCGTCCTTGAACACATACATGCGGTTGTGGGTGAAGCACAGCATGTAGCTGTCATCCACCGAGAACTCGAACGGCACCAGGCGCACGCCGTTGGCAGCCGACGGGGTGGAGCTGTTTGGCAGCTCGGCCAGGTACTTCAGACCGGGCCGGCGGCGCATTCCACCCTGGGGCTGGATCACCACATTGGTGGCCTTGGCCAGGGCGTTGTTGTACTGCTGCAGGTCAACCCGAGCACGCAGCAGCGGATCGAGCTCGCCCGTGCTGAAGTTGGTCTGGATGTCAACAAAGCGTGGCATCAGTTCCTCACTGCGACCAGGATGTAGTCTTCAATCACGCGCACCGGGTTGTGCTGGCCGTCGATGTTCATGGCCTGCCGGAAGTAGCCGCCACGGCCATTCTCAGCAATTGCACCGACCGCCACTGTCTGCCAGTACTGGGCGCGGTCAGACTGCTCGGTGATGGGCAGCGCCAGGTGCCAGGCCATCATGTACTTCATGAGCTGCACGAAGTACTGCGGCCAGGCGAACTCGCCGGCGCTGTACTGGTAGTCGATATAGACCGCAGGCAGGTTGGTCAGCAGCTGGTCGCCCTGGATCTCCCAATCCTTACGGGGCGGCGCACCGACGGCGCTGGTGTCATACACAGCGCGGGGGTTAGCCAGCCTGTCGCCCGGCAGCTGGTACGCATAGCGCCAAACATTGGTCGGCGCGGTCAGCAGCTGCGCGAGCTGAATCTTCTTGGTGTTGAATGTCCACGGGTACATGACCAGCGTGGAATCCCTGACATCAGGGTAGAGGCGGTCGCAGACCGAGCTCTCGTCGGTGCCATCGTTGAATGAAGTGATGGCCTTTGCGCCCAGCATGAGCAGCGCATCTGAACAGATTGTGACCCCGGTATCGCCTGCAGCCATGTGAACCTCTTAATGTGAGAAGGGCCAGCCTCCGATTGCTCAGTGGCTGGCCCGCTTGGTGCCGACTGCGATTAGTCGGTGTTGGTCACCGTCAGCGCGGTGGTGTCAGCCACATCGACCACACCTGCCGCCGAGACAGACATCACCAGGTGCATACCAGCAGTGGACGGGTTACCGCCGCTGAAGGTGGTGCGGAAGATGATGTCGCCAGGCTTCAGGATCGAAGCGACTGCGTTGAAGTAGCCGCTGGTGTCAACCGTAGCGGCGGCATCGGTGGTTTGGTAAGCGAAGACCTGGGGAGCATTCCCGGCCTTCATCTGACCACCCACGGTCACGAAGTTGTCAGCAACGAAAGGCATTTTCAGACCCTCCTAATTAGGCTGCAGCCGCAGTGTCGCGGGCAGTGATCTTGACGATACCCTCGGCGTCGATAGCCACAGCGCCAGCGGAGAACAGGGCATTGACAAGCCAGCTGGTCTTCTCAGCGATGTAGTTGATCTCGGTCTTGGGAGCGATGCCTTCTGCGTAGCCGATAGCGTCGCGGTGGAAGGCGTACAGGGTGCGGTCATTCGAACCGTCGATGGGCAGGCCACCTTCTGAGCGGTCGCCCAGGATGTGGAACTGGAAACCCATGAAGGTCGAGATCTCGCCTTGCACCAGAGCCTTGACGGTGTTGAAGTCCGAGCTGGTCACCGAGGTCTGCTCCAACATCGCGGCCAACGAATTGGCGTGGATGATGATGTGACGGCCTTCGGAGGGCACATTCTTCGCGTTAAGGATCTTGGCAGCTTCGCGCAGCTTGGCGATGTTCATGTTGGTGGTAGCGCCACCAATAGAGTTCGCCACGGTGCCGGTGCCGGATGCAGCGTTCAGTGCGTCAAGAATGATTTGGTCTTGACGGCGACCGATAGCGGCACCAACCACTTGCACAAGCTCAGAGCGCTCGTCGAAGTTGACTTTGGCCTGCGAGAAGATGTCGCTGTACTCAGCGGCATTCCAATCGGTCAGGGTTGCAGTCACGGTGGAGAAGCCCACATTCATGGGCGTGACATCGGTCTGAGTGACGCGAGCAGTAGCCACGCCGCGACCGACTTTGGGAAACTTAACAGTGGAGCCTTCGACACCACGACGCTGACGCACAGCGCCCACCAGCATTGCTTTGCCCTGGTAAGCCTGTTTGACCTCAGCATCGAAGAGCGTCACAAAGGCGTTCGAGAGAGAAACGCTCATTTGGATTACCTCATTCGGTTGGTTGATCAGGGTTTATCGCGTCGGTGAGCCTGGAAGCCAGGGCCTTTGCTTGCTGCTTACGGCAGCCACTCGCCGGTATCTCGCCGTGGTCAGGGCCGGTTACCCGGTTGGCCTTGGATTTGATTGTATGACGATTTGTCAAAGATGCAACAGTGATGGTTGCTTTTTGGACAAAAAAGACCCGGCACGGGGGCCGGGTCAATGGCAACTGCCTTGCGGCAGACCTTGGAGTAGACAAACTTACTGTGCGTATTGTTGGAATAGCCGCTCCACTTTTTGTCTGAAGGCGGGGTCGGTTTTGTACTTGGGATCGCCCACCATCGAGTAGAGCTCCTCCTTCGTCGGCGCTCCTTCCATTGGGGCCGACTCGATAGGCACCCGGCCCTCGTAGGCCTCGCGGATCTTCATGAGCGCCCGCAGCCCCTTGGCCGTGCCACCCATGACCTTGAACTCCTCGAAGTCATCGGTGCCCCAGACACCCTTGGAGACCAGGCCCCTGGCCCAATCCACCATACCGTTGACGATGGCCTGGCCATTGGGGCCCAGCGCGTTCATCTCTGCCTTCACATCAATCTCTGGCGCGGTTTGCACGGCCAGCTGGCTGGCGATCTTGTCGAAGGCTGCCTGGCTGAGACCCTCTTCTTTGGCCATGTCCACCAGGGCCTGCGCCAGCGGGTGAGCATCAGGGTTTTCACCTAGCGCTTTGAGGTCATACTTGCCTTCAGCGGGGGCCTTGTGTTTGCCCTGGCTGATCTGCTTCCGCAGGTCTGACCACGATTTGCTCATGGCCTCCAGGTCGGCCTCGCCTTTGTCGGCATTCCAGAAGTTCTCTGGCAGGTAGTCAGGGCGCGTCTTGGGGGCACCCGTGTCGCTGGCGGCTGCAGCCGGATCGGCGCTGCCTTTGTGGTCGATCTCGACCTTGTCAGGGTTTGCGTCAGGTTTGCTGGGGTCTTCGGGGGTCACATTGTCCAGTAGGCCAGTGTTACCACCGGGCTGGTCGTTGGTGTCGCTCATAGGTTCCTTGCTTGGTTGATCCGCGCCATGATGTCCCTCACCACATTCCTGCACCCTTCGGCATAGAAGGCGTGGGAGGGGTCAGTGCCCGGCACGGCAATGGGCACATTCACATACATATCGACCAGCCACTTGAGCAGCTTCTGGCCATCCTCGTCGCCGAAGACGCGCAGGCACAGCCTGGCCATGTCTTCGCGCTGCTGGCTGGCCTCGCGGATGTCTGGCGCGACCGGGGCCTCTAGGTCATCCCATCCGCTCATGCCGGTGCTCCTTGCGGTGCGGTCAGTTGCGGCTGCTGGGCCTGCTGTGCCATGGCTGCCTGAGCGGCCATCGCCTGAGCCTGCTGTGCGGCCTGCTGCTCGATCAGGAAGGCCCGCTCGGCAGCGTCATTGCGAAGCGCTGCGGGCACCCCGAGCTTGTCGCCCAGGTAGTCGATCATGTCGCCCATCTTGATGGCCACCGATCCCTCTGGGCCCATCTGCTGCACGATCTGCGCGAACTGCAGCGCACCGTTGACCTCGTCCATGGCCTGCGCGTTGGCCAGGGGGCTGACGGGGCTGACCTTGACCTCCAGGCCGTTGACGCGCAGCGGCAGGTCGATCAGGCCGCGCTCGTCCATGACCTCGAGGATCTTGGCCACCAGCGGGATCATGGTCTCGTTGATGAGGCGACCGAAGGCCGAGCCGAGGTTTTGCGAGAGCTCCTTCATGCGCTCCACGATCTCGGTGGCCGAGCGGGCGCTCATGTTGTCGGGCGGCAGGGACTCGTCGAGCAGGATGCGCTTGATGTTCTGCACCAGGTCGTTGATGACCAGCTGGGTGAC